GACTTACCGAATTGATAACCTTTCTGAGGAAGTCCTAAGAAATCTACCAACTTGTCGGGGGTGTCGCCACCGGTAATACTCATCTCTAGAAAGTTCTTAGAGTCTTTGAAGTGTTCTCGAACATCATCATTGTGTCGTTTGTACGCATCATGGTACTTGTTACGATCCCACTGTGGTGCACCATAAACATCTGTACGCAACTCAAGAACAGGACTCGCATACTTCCTATCTCTCTTACGTAGAAAATAAGGTTCTACAGCATCAATCCAGTTCTCTCTAGTTAAATGCACAAACTTAGATTCGGGTCTCAACTTGTGTAGATACTTATAGAGTGGTATCACTGGAATATCTGAAGCACCGTCACCAACGCCCAACATTAGTTGATCGTATGTTGGGTAATGTATAACGTTCTTTCCATAACGTTTCAGAAAGTCAGAGAACGTAGTAGTACCTGTCCGAGAGAGACCCGTACAATATATTTTAATCATACTATCGATGTTCCATTATTCATTGTAGGCCAGTCAGACTTGGGTTTGTTTGCAATCGTGTGATGCCATGCATTTGACTGATTGTCTGCACCACGCATCTGTATATGTACCATCTTAGTGTCTTTTGTTCGAGGATCAACTGCGGTACGTACAAACGAATTACCATTGTCATATGGACACCATGTTATATATCTGTTCCATTCGTTATCCAGTTCTACAAAGTCAATATCCATAGAACATGCCATTGCGTGTAGATATCCTTGGTCTGTACCATACACCTTACCACGACAGGAAGGATCTCCCTCAACCATCTCAACGTACGGTAGGAAGGGTTCAAACTGTTCACGACACTTACGCAACCCTGCGTTGGAGTATAACACGACACCAGAGTTGTATACCTTGGGTCGACCATCCATATCCATAGGCACCTGACAACCATACTTCTCGGTAACAAGACGTGACCATGTCAACTCAGTAACCTTGTTGCACTGTTTCTTTAGTTTGGGATCCCATCGATATTTGGTCTGGAGTGGTTCTGTCGCCATCGCGAGTTCACCAGTAAACGTTTCGAAAATGTTTTCATTACACTTATCCAAAGGGAAGACATCTGTATCCGCAAACATTACATTATCATACTCAAGAAACGCATCATCGAAGACTGGTTTGAAACACCCGTAGTATGGTGTCACTCTACCTAGTCCAAACTTCTTGCCAAAGTTCGCGTTTAGATCGAATATGTAATCTGCACCAATCCTCTCTGCATATGCCTTCATGCAGTCCGAACCGTATTGTGCAGATGGTCGGACGTTCCCGTCCCAGTATTGATAGATTAGATTTTTACTCACCGTAATGTCTCCGGTACCATTGGACAAAGTTAGTTACTCCTTCTTCGATCGAGGTCTCAGGTTTATACCCAATACTCTGTAATTTAGTTGTGTCTGACGCAGTCGTCTTGGCATCTGCGGGGTGTTTAGGGCCATATTCAATGATTGCCTTCTTACCCAAAGTATCTTGAATTGCATCCACAAACCGTTGCAACTCTACCACCTCTCCACGACCGATAGAATACATGTCGCGGGGTGTCATATTGTCGACCACACATCCTATACCCTGTACGATATCATCAACATATGTGAAGTCTCGTTGCATATCACCGTTGTTGAATAGAGTAATGGGTTTACCTGCAAGAATGTTCTTAGTGAAGTCAAACAGTGCCATATCAGGACGACCCCAAGGGCCATATACCGTGAAGAATCGTAGACCAACCGCATTGGGTATCTTAGAGATGTGGAACTGTGACTCGGTGATTGCCTTGGTATAACCATAGGGGTTGATCTGAGGATATAGATATTCAGGTTCTCCCCAAGGCAGTTCGTTACCGTGCATAACACAAGACGTAGACGCATAGATGACGTTCTGTATGTCATTTGCCTCACATGCAGTGATAAGGTTTAGGGTTCCAAGACAGTTGACATCGATGTATTGATCTGCATGATCCATAGAGTAACGTACACCTGCCATCGCAGCAAGGTGTATCACCATGTCAGGTTTGGTAGTACTGATATAATCCATCAATCGAAGTCGATCGCGAAGATCCAGAAAACTGAACTCAATACCTTCTTCCTGTAGACATGCCACACGCTCTTTTTTCAGAAGAGGTTCGTAGTAGTTATTAAGGTTATCGAAACCCATTACTTCATGACCTAGTTCATTCAACCTAAGTGCAGTATGCATTCCGATGAAACCGGCGATGCCGGTGATCACAATCTTCATTCAATTATTCCTTTTTGTACTAACTTTCTGTAGTTAAGTATCTTATCCTGTTTAGGGGATGGTCTCCCCGGCGTGTTCTTCATTTTACGGCGAATATGGATTATATATCCTTCATCTACGTTTTCCTCAAACGAGGATCTGTTCCACTTGTCATCATCTAGGTACAGTGAAGGATCTTCCTTTAGATCTGCACGTACTGCGAGACGATGCATGATACCCTCATCTTCGTAGTTGTTATGAAACTGTTTAATCTCATGTTCGTGTATCTGTTCACGGAGTTTGATTCTGATATCTTTCTCCAGTCGATAGATTGAACCACCCCAGTATGGATATCGTTCATCCCCTAACAGAGGGAAACGATTGCATAACTTCTTACGCAACGATGGTTGAATGCCAAAGTGTCTACCAACACCAGTATCATCTGTAAAGATGTTCTTGGTCAAACCTTTACGTGTGAACATGTCAATGTCCATCATGACCACAATATCATAGTCATCCCACTTAGGTGACAACATACACATCTTCTGACAAGGCGCACTCAGTCCACTACGAAAGACATCACCGGTGACCAACTCATAGTCTGCACCACAGAACTCTGCATATGCTTTGATAGACTTCTGTGACTTCTTCTCTAACTCACCCATTGGGCCAGTCCAGTGTTGTAGTATTATATTTCTCATATCTTTCCCTTCAGGAAGTATTCAAGATCTTCTGGTGTACCCAGACCCCACATACCATTTGCGGTGTGAGTGCGTATCTCTTTACAGTCTGCGATTGCTTCATTGAACACAGGACACACATAGAACTCACCATTGACTCTTATGTCCTTTTCGATCATCTGTTCTGCATACTTTACAAAATCAGATCCGTGTTTCCAGTAGTAGTATCCCACCGTGGCATTGTCACTGATAGGGTTCTTCTCTGCAACCTCAGTCACAAAGTTATTTTCATCTATCTTCGCAAACGACCACTTGGGGTGTGTTGCTTTGAATGTTACTATACCACCATCTGCACCAGTCTCTTGCATCTCATACATGAACTGTGTAGGATTCCAGTCGACCCATTGGTCACTGTTTGCAAAGAACAAAGGGGAATCATTGTCTATGTAATCCTTAGCGAGTAAGGCAGTACATGCGGCACCTTGTGTCATCTCATCTACTTCTACTATTATACAGTTTGGAGCGATCAATGGCAACATGTTTTCGAGATGAAAACGTTCACGATGTTCTCTCTGTACAACAAAGATAAAGTTTGCGTCCAGTCCTAAGTTCTCTACCACTACCTGTATCATGGGTTTACCATTGACATCGATCAGGGGTTTAGGAAAAGTGTACCCTGCTTGCTTAAAGCGAGAACCTGCACCCGCCATAGGTATCAAAACGTTGAGTTTTTCATCTTTCCATTTGTTATTCATAGGGTTCGCCAATCTCTGTAGTTTAGGTAGTATGTTTTCTTTGGTCACTTCGGTAGGGTTTGCAACACGTATGCAAGATGCACCAGATCTCTTTGCCGCCAACAATCCAGGCGGGGAGTCTTCGATAATAACAGTCTCTTCGGGCAGAAATCCGTACATGGACATTGCTGTCCAATACATTTCGGGGTGTGGTTTGGAGTTTTTAACGTGATTGTTTGACAGGACAATTTTGCAGTATTCTAACAAACCTGTCTTCTCTAACGCAGAGTATACAGTTGGTTTTATTGAGTTAGAACACACACCGATCGTGTATCCTAGTTCAACAAGTTCTTGCATAAGTTCTATTGCAGAGTGGTTTACAGGTACACTGCCCAGTTCTTTTACTGTAATTTCCTGTTTATTTCGGAATATATCTTCGTGTAACTCGGAAGGTAAACCCTTTAGTTCGGTTAGTAATTCTAACTTCTCTAAGGTCTTTCTGCCATCATATATGTTTCGATGTTCTTCGGGGGTGATCGCATAGTCTTCACCGAGCGCACAGTTTAACGCTCTGTAGTGAATGTCTTTTGCGTCAATTAACACCCCGTCTAGATCGAAAAGGATTAGTTTTGTATTCATAAGTGTAATCTATAATCATCACGTCACTGTTATATAGATGCATTATATCCCGCAAGCTTCGCGAATCTCTACATCGCCGCCAACATATACCCAGTTCGCACCATCGTCATCATGAGTAAACAACTGTGGTGTCAACCGCATATTAGATATCTTTGCACGGGCATGTTCGTTGCCCGGCGCGATCTCATGTTGACCAATATAGCCGGGGTCTTGAGATTCCGCAATCATCATCAGATCTTGTTGTTTTTCAAGAGTTAGATTTTCAAGATCAACCACTTCAATCGAGTCTTCTGATCCCGCAAGAAGATAGTTTTCTATCGATTCTTGTGCCCCGTTGCAGTATATACAATGCCCTTCACCAACACGTACTAAGTAATAGTTCATTATAGGTAATAACTCCTTATTGCTAAACCGGAATAAACTCCCTCACTACAATAGATTGTAGGTAGATTGAGGTCGACACAGTAATATCCAGCTTGGTTAAACACTTCTTCCCATTCATCTCGTGTCATTCTGATTCGATGAGTGGGGTCTTTTCTAGAACACTCCAAAACATAATCTTCTCCCTCTTCTGCACAGATAGGCATTCGGAACACTATGGTTTCGGTCTCTAAAGTATTGAGTAAGTCTAAGACCTGATCCATGTTCATATGTTCCAATACATCTAATGCAAAGGTAAGACCATATTCTTTATCGGGGTCGATAGAGTTGCTTACGTCCAGTCCCTTTTCCCTGCACTGACTTAACGCCCATTCACTGATATCAACACCACTTACATCTTCGTAACCTTCGTTTTCCATTGCTTCGATCACGAAACCGACTGCACAACCAAAGTCCAATACAGGGCCTTTGTTGAGTCCAATCTTCTTCAACAGATCATTGATGTCTGCTGCGAGTCTTTTGTAACGATCTCCTCGTTGAAGGAAATCAATGTAGTTCACTGTACTGTAATATGCTTCACCAAAATCTGAATCATTCATCATGCAAAGTTCCTATCATCTTCACTCATTTGTTGTGCAACGGTATGAAGAAGTTTGTTGTTGTTAAAATAAAAACAGTTGGGACATGCTTCCTTCCAACCACCATCACCTGCGCCTCTTATGTTGTATGGGACACCTGTTTTTGCATATTGTATATTACAAGTATTCCATATTTCTAACACATTGTCAATAGATCCAAGAGAAAAATCTAGGTCATATGTACGTTTCTCTAGTACGTGACTTGTGCACACATACACCTGATAGTCTCCTCCTTCAGGGTGTGGCGCAATGTAAGGACGTGTGAGACCCACATAACAACCATTATCATATGGTGTTGCGTTATCCCAGATATCCTTGATAAAGAACTTGTTGTCAACGTCAATCTGTTTCACAACCTCTTTCCACTGGTTCTGTACCTCTACCTGTGCACCATCAATCAGAGCATTACCCGCAAGACGACAGAACTTGATCTCTGGATTTAGTTCAATTAACTTTGCGATCTTTTTGATTGACTCTACGGTTGTACCCGCATATGGTTTGTTCGTACGCGACAACTCATCTGGTATACCACCAGTACCATCATATATGATATAGGATAGACCGATCTTATCTTTTGGAAACGAACCAAAGTCGTAATCTTCGGGTTGACACTTCTCATCTAATTTGATTAGACTAACACGGATCCACTTGAGATGGGGATAAACTTCTGGTCTGAGGTGACGTTCTAGTTTCTCGGTGTTGGTAATGATACCTACGTCAAATCCATACTTAGATGCAAGTAGGACTACGTCGTTGATGTTTTTCTTTGATACCTTGTCACGGTACAACATAGGATTACCACCACCGGTAATCTCAATTGCCTTTGCACCTAACTTAGAGAAGTCTTCAAATAACTTTTCGATCTTTTCGAATGGTATGTAACTCTTTAATGGTCGTGCAGCCACCGAACAGAACGGACAATCACTGTCACACATTTCACACAAACATAGTTGTACGTTGATCGGTTTGAACGTATCTTCGTATTGGATAGAATAGAGCACATCCGTATGTTGGAGATACTTGTCTCCCCACGTGGCGTACTTCTGTGTCTTCTCTTCGTAACTCTGACTCATATCAGTTCCATAAGTTTATCGACATCTTCTCCTTTATTCGGTAACAAATCTTTTAAAAAGAAATGTACAAAATGACATGTCGAGATGTCTTCATTCGCGGTAAATAACCCGTTCCACTTTTGATCCATATGTTTAGTAGGAACCTTATATTTCTTCAAGAAATAATTAAGTAATGTCTGGTCTGTAGACCACTTCCATGGCCCTTTACCATTAACAAAGTCCATAAACTCATATCGTTGTATGAACTCAGCCGGTGTTTGGTTATTTAGGTAGGGACGAAACAGAGATGAGTTGATCAGGATCATACCCATGTTGAAAAACTCGAACCCACGCTCATTTGGTTTAAAGTCTATGTTGTTACACTGCAATGTAGAGTATTGCATATGACTATAATTCTTGATTTTATCGACATATCTTTGTGATATGTTCATGCCGCGTTCACATACTGCACCGAACGCATGGTCTGTACCAAAGTCATCAAAGATGTTAGGTGTGTAATCGCGAATAAAAATGTCTGCATCAATGATCGCGATCTGATCAAACTCATTCATAAAACTAAACGCGTTTTCTTTCTCGTAGATGGGCAAGAACCCACCGTGTTTTTTCCACGAGTCTTCGGATCTGTTACTCTGAAAGGGATCTGGACGAATGTTTACTATAGGTGTAGTTTGAACCATATGAGTAAACCCGTATTTCTTACAGTACTCTGCAACACTGTTTATACAATGTTTGTACAATTTCGAGTTCTTCGCTTTGCCTAGACAAACTTGATATACTAGTCTCTTCACTTTTTCATATGCTCTATAGTTGTGCCAATGGATCTATTCTGTACTTGATAGACATGGTCTGTTTCAAATACACCGTTCTTACCACAGTACCCGTGTATAGTACCGTCCGAGTTCCATGTGATGTTACTTATACCCTTCACATCATTCACCATTTTTGTTGCAATTTCTGGTGTTAGATAGTATGCAAGACCCGGCAGATGACGTTTAGCTTTACCCGTATGACCTAAACAAACCATATCGTTTTGTTGCCATATACGTTCAGGTATAGGTTTTACCAATAGTGCATCATGTTCTAAGATTAATATTGGTTTCTTTCTTGCCTTTGCCCACAGTTCTACATGACTATACCAGACTGCTTTCTCTGTCGGTGTGAACTCTATTGTATCACGTTTCTTTCCGAAGGTCAAGTATCCTTTTTCGTCCATTGTTTCAGGTGTAATCGCCTCGAAATACTTGACATTATACCCATCCCAAGACTCCTCAACTCTACCCCGATAGTACATCGATTGGGGAGATGAGGACATCTGGATCATCCAGACATCAGGTTTCATTTTGATAGTCACGAAGATTAAACTCAGTACCATGCATCTTCATAAGATCTCTCTCGTGATTTGTGTAGACCAAAACTTCTGGATCGTCTATGAGAAAATCACATGACTTACAAAAATCTGGATAATCGCCAGAAGTGTGTTGATCCCGTAGTTTAGAATATGCCTCTCCATAGAAGATGGATTTGATGTCGGTGTCTTCGGTGTGTCCTAGGACTGCTTCTTCATCTCTTCCAAGGACTTGACAACACGGATGTACAGCACCTTTCTTATTGTCAATACCACCCGCACGAATAACGACATCGGGACTAAAAGGTCTTCCGCAAGTTTTCACCGATCCTTTACGCACACCAGTATCAGAGATGTCAGTGACACCTGACCAGTTGTGCATCTTCCAGATTTCTGTTTTGACATCGAGTTCTTCGACTATGCGTTTGTAGTGTTCTAACTCAAAGTCTATGTTGTCGTTGTCTGTGATTAGATGATAGGTAGACACAACACAATCTGAGTTAGTCTCTTTGACATAATCCCGCATTGCTTTCACTTTGGCCCATGTGTTATCAAAGTTACCCGCGATACGGTTATACATCCACTTGTCATATGCGTCAACATCATATCCAATCCAAGAGAATCGATAGAAGTCTAACCCCGCATCTACGCAGTCCCGCATGAACTTCCCTTCCATACGATAACCATTCGAGAAGATAAACGCCTTCGCACCATACTTTTTGACAATCTTGATATACTCGGGTAGATTACGATTGAGTGTTGCTTCACCTGAACCATCGAGATTGACAACACGTAGACCATACTGTGCACAGTCTGCTACATTGTCCTCGAACTCTTGGAGCGACATCTTCTTGAGAAAACCTTTATGTCGTCCGCCTGTACGTACGTCTTGAGGACACATAGAACAGGAGTAGTTACAACCACCATTCACTTCTATAACTGCCCGATCGATTTTAAAAGTCATCTATTTTATCCATTAGTTGTTTCTTATAACGTCTTGCACGACCCTCTAGATGTTTCTCGTTCTGGGGTAATCTATATAGGTAATCCCAGAAGCAGTCTTTGGGGTCATGTGGTTTACTAAAGTGAACACCCTGTGGTGAATGTACCTTTGCGATACCGCTATCACCTAATGAGATAACAGGTTTACAAAAGTTACGTGCAATATACTGCCACATCCCATCATAGAAGATGCAGAACTTAGAAGTACTTATATGGTATATTGCCTCACGTACGGGTGTACGATAGGACAACTCAACGAGTTCATATCCTTTGAGTTCAAGAAACATGATAATTCTTTCCCACTCTTTCACCGAGAAACTCATCTTCCATTTCTTACCACCAGAAGGTATCTCTCGATTGAAGGTAGGTCTCCAGAACACTACTTTGTTTTGAGAACGTTGGAATAACTCTTTACGGAATAACCAGTGATGAAAGGTGAGTACCTTTTGTTGATTTCTTTGGTGACCGAAACCCCGCCACCTCAGTTTCCTTATCTCCATGTCGGTTGAGTTGAAGATATGGTTAACAGTAACGTTGTGTGCGTTGTGGTACATCCCTTCAAGAATGTTAGAACGTTCGATGATGGTTTCTGGGTCTTCATAATGGTAGACATAGTCCTCATCATGCTCCCAGAAAACATTCATCTTAATTGGATGGTCGTACATCTTAGACAACGAATGTGCTGCATTCAGACCATACAATATGTCACCGACACCAATTGTACCGCGCCAGTCTATCTCGTAATCATCATTAACTCTTATAGGTTGACCCGAGATAGGTTCACGAGGCACTTCGTTCATACTATTTCACTCTTGCAGTTCCATCATCCCAATTCTCTTTATCCACACGTTTTGGTTTTTCGTGTTTTACCGCAACGTTTAAGTTTTGGTATTGGTTCTTGTGACGATCTTTCTTTTTGTTTCTAGGATCAAAACGGCTGTACTTCGCCATGGTGAAAACTCAACTCTCTTCTAAAACTACCATTAACCGTTCAGCTCTGTTAGTGACCTGACGGTGCCATAAACTGTCCCTACCTTCCACACCTGCACGAACCCAATCCCCTTCAGCAATCGCAGAGTTGAAGTTCTTGAACTTACTGAGACGGGTGCGTCCCATATTGAACATCATATTAACAAGTACACCCTGTACTCTGTCTGGTAGTGAATCAAACTCGCCCTGTCCGTATAGAGCATGACATTCGTTGATCGCTGTATCGAGGTCGTTATCGAAACACTCTGCGACTCTTTCTTCACTGACTGGGGTTCCTGTGGGTTGTCCATGTTCGGGATCTGATTCGAGGACGAGATGCCCGACACCAAAGGTTGGATAGCCGAGATGGTCGTTATAGATGACATATTCTACTCCTTCGTCAACTTTTAGGGTTTCAAACACTTCTTGCCTATTCACTTTAATCTCCTTGGTAAATTGATTGTAACATGTCTTCAAACTCTTCTACTTTTGCGAGTCTGTTTGGCCAGAGAATGTATTCTTTCTCCGGATTCTTTTTGAGGTTGTTTAACAGTGGTGTCACTGCATTGAACAACTTATCCAAACGTTCTTGTGTATCGGATCCTAACTCACGTTCGGTGGTGACGACTTCTAGTTCGTCTTCTGTTACCGCAGTAAATCCGAAATCAAATATATCGGACATTACATTTCTCCTTTAATTGGTTCATGCGATTCCCATGTGTTCCTTAGTCATTATATAGTCTCTCACTAGACCACTACGAACTATATCCTCCCAACAGAAGTTGATTGTTTCAAAGTGTTTCATCTGTTCCAATATCTCTAGGAACGTACTGATACCCTTCTTGTCTCTATCTGTCTTGAAGTCTGACTGTCTGCCATCACCACAAAAGATAACTTTGCAGTTGTTCCCTATACGTGTAATCACAGAATCTAGTTCATGAAAGTTTAAGTTTTGCATCTCATCAACTAACACAATCGTGTCGTCAAATGTTATGCCCCTTATGTACGAAGTTGATTCGAACTCTATGTATTTATTATGAACTAACTTCTCATATGCGCGATCATCCTCAAAAAGATCTGCCGTGACTGCACGATAAGGGCCTGTGAATGCCTGTAGTTTCTCTTCAATTGTGCCTGGCAAAAACCCCACCTCTCTGGTGGGTACTGCTGATCGAATTATATGTAACGTTTCATATGGAGTACCCTTATCAAGGATCTCAACCAATGCAAAATACATTGCAAGAAATGTCTTACCCGTACCCGCAGTACCTACCAACGCAAGATTATTACCCGACTTGTATGCCTCGAATGCCTCTTGTTGTCTTTGTGTTACTGGTTCAATGGTACGTAATTGTTCCATGCGTATGTTCATGGATTCAGAATGTTGTTTTTTCAAAGTCCGATGAGTCCCCATCCGTGGTTTGCGATTGCGTTAAGAATGATAAACCAACATGTTGCCATATGAGTCAACCACCAAACTGTTCGTATTACTGCGACACTATCTGCCTGTTTATCGGTAGATCCGACCTTCTCTCCAAGAGACTTGGCCCAGATCCTCCACATTTTTTTTCCCATTACCATCCTCGAATGATATTATACATTATTAGATACGCACACAGAAGATTAGACAATACAATGAATGTCCTTATGTATGATATTAGGTTTTCGTTGGTTGGGTCGTACCCATCTTCTTCATCAAACGATCCTAAAGCATGCTTCCAGATTTTCCAAAACTTAGTCATGGATAGTGTTCTTGACGTACCTGCTTTGGTTCGATTTGATTTGTTTGAGTTTGTCCTTCCAGTCACTACTGGTCTTACTGAGTACAGATCCTACTCCAGTAACCATTTGCGGTGCGGAATTGATTTGATTAGTCCATTCTCCGGACTCGACCATCTCGGTCATTTTTGATATGGAGATAATCATTTCAGTGACTTCTCCAGTTTTGATGTGTTTCATATCGTATGTTGGCATAATATCGTTGTCCAGTACGTAAAACGGGCCTCCAATAAAGAGGCCCGTGTTAGATACGGATCACCCCCTTAGTCGAGATTCAGCGTGTTGAATTGCAGTCTCTAAAAACGTTTGACGTTTAGCGACTTTGTACGCAATGTCTGCTTTCCCCTTTTTGTTTAGTTTATGAATGTAATGTCCCAACTCTCGCGAGTCTTTCCTAAGTCTTTCTAGTTGATTTGAGTTTCCAACCATACTCTCTCCTTCAGCTTAATTAGTGGGGGGTCTATTCATGAATAAGTTCTGGAAATGCCTCCTGTACCAGTTTTTTAGTGATGCCTTTCATAGGCGGTTTCTTGTTTATCATAGTAACGATCAATTCTGCATCACGAGGATGTATCGTCTCAACCATATCAAGGAACAATTTTTCTCTTTTGACACTCGGCAAACGTTCGGACTCACGCAACCCCTTCACAAAATACTTGAAGTTCATGTGTTGTTTCAACAAGGTTGTGGGGGGACTTTCGTCAGATGCTGGGTTGTACGGGACATCGCCAGCGGGTAGGTTCCACTGGATGACGTTGTCGAAGGTGCCACGTAACACATCTCTCAATGCATTACTGGATTCTTTTTGGAGTATAGATACCTTATCGGTTCTACTTTTTGCTTTACTAACTCTATCTAACGTTTCGTACACTTGGTACCTGATTGCTGTTATAGCCATAATCTTATTAATCCTAAAAGGTGTTGAAGCTCATTATACAGTTATATAGTTGCCTTGTCAAGCATTTATCGCGTTTTGTTTTTCTTCTCTTTTTCTATCCACTTCTTCGCTTTTGCGTTGACCGGTTTGTTGGTGAACTTAGTCGCGTCACGATATGCGGTCAAGGTTTCTTTCTCGTAGTTCTTACCTTCAGAGTTATCGACAACCAAGAAGTTGGGTTTGCCAAACATACGTTGGAACTTACCGATGTTACGTTGTACCGCTTTCCAGTACTCAGTTACACCCTTTGCGCCTAGAGTACGTGATCGCATTGCGTCACGTTTGATAGCAGTATCAAGGTCTGTGTTTACGAAAATCATTGCGACATCGTAACCCAGTGCTTTTACTTTCTTTGCCTGTTCTGCAATCTTGTCTGGATCTTTACCGGTGCCGTCTATCACAAGACCAAGTCGACCTTTTAGATATATGGCTTCTTTTGTACCAGTGAGTCTCTTTGCTTTACCTCGAATCTCTTGTCCTTTCGGAGAGAAGATGTTATCTGGATTCATTTCCATACCAGCTTTTTTCATGGCATTTTCGAATGCGTCGTCTGAGTTAACAACCTTATAACCCAAAGAAGTCAATCCAGTCTTACCGACAAT